ACACCTGACATGGCTGTGTCAACCAAAGCCAACTTAGGATTCATCCTCTTGTTCCACATTTTTGTCAGGTGTACATCTTTCACAAATCTTTCTTTTCTTCTTATACGATGGAAAATTATCATAATATTCAATACGATGATGCCATTTTGTTTTTGTCACTTCCCAACATGTCTTGCAACTAGTACAAAAGTAAATATACTTATCTGCAAGAGTAGCATCTAAATTCTTTTTCGTGTTACTTACGACCTCATTTTCAATCGAACTTAGCTTGATAAAGTAATCATCCATTGCAATCCGCCTTTACCTGCATTGTTATATCACGTTCTTGATTATTTACATACTTTGCTGCAAANAATACACTACTATTCTTGCGTTTTTTCATATGTGCTTTCATATCCTCAATAAACTCCGCATAATTACTTCCCCAGATAATATCATCTGTCCACTCACCATTTTCATCATCATAATCAATACTACCTGCATATTTTATTTTTAAGTCACTCATTAGCTAAAATCAGGAAACTGCTCATATGAATAGAACCATTTCCTGCCCTTTGTTTGATTATTCTTACCTGTTGTTAATGCTAAACTAATTGCATGAGTATTCTCGTATGGTACATATGCAATTATATTTTTAGGCTCATAGTATACTGCAATTACATCTACTCTGTTGGTATCTTTATACTTTGTAGTATCGACTTCTACGGCTGTACCTCTGCGTAATTTTGTAATACACTTTATCTGTACACGCTTAATAGCATAGGTTGATGTCTCTACTATCATATCTACCTGCGTAACATCTACTTCTGGTAGATATACATTATAACCTTTAGAGAGAAGGTCTTGACGTATCGCCAGTTCACCTATCTTGCCTTTGGTCATACTATGCATACTGATCTAACTCGCTCATTGGACGTAGCTGATCTGCCTGCAATGTAAACTTATTACCATAGCCAAGGTCCATTATATTATCCTGCGTTAAAAAATCTATGGATGGTATCCAGCCTTCTAGGATAAACTTAGGAGAATCATCACGCACTAATATAAATACGTCACAATCTGTATGTTGCTTTTTTAATTTGGCTTGCAGGTAACCACTTTTAAACTTGGTGGTCTTTACATCGATTCTGATGTTATTATATATTAAGTCATAACCACTATAATGAGGACCTATCACCATATCTGGATAGGTATTATATTTCTTACAAACGGCTAATTCACCGCTGACACCACGTAAATCTATTTCTAAACTACGTGGTCCGTTGGAAATCATTCCATTTGCTTGGTTCTGATCCATTTTTGCTTTCGCTAGTGCTTTTGCTAGTCTTAATTCCATTTGGCTTAGTATTATGTGCATGTGTACTTTCCTTATCCATTGCAGCATATAAAACCATATAATTAACTACGTCTAAGCACCTTTGGTATGTGGTTTCATCGCTGTGAGTTTTTCCTGTTTTTGCATCGTTGCATATTGCATCGACATGTTTTAAGACATATACCATTAGTGCCTGCTTTGAAGTAATTCCAAGCCGTTCCGCAACATGCTTAAAATTATAAAATTTATCTTCATTACTAATCGTATACTCAATAGACTTATTATCACTAATCTTTGAGGCTTCCGCAAACATGTCCTCTCTAAACTTATTATATTCTTCGTATATCATTCGCTCTCCCAGTTTACTAGTTCTCTTAATGCAGTGATTGTAGCCTGCATACTTTGAATTTCTGCATCAATCACTACAACTGCTTTTTCTAAAGATCCGTAATCTTTTTTATATTTTGCAATTACTTCCTGTTGATAGGAACTCCAGCAAAACTCTTGNTCTTCTACTTCTTCTATATTCGTAAATAAACTCATACTGCCTCTCTTTTTTTATCATCAGATTGTGGATGAAGACTTTTAATTAAATAACTTAACTCTTCATCCGTTATTTCTTTTTCTCTATCACAATGTTCTAAACACTTAGGACAAATATCATAGTCATCATAAAGTTCAACTCCACAACAATTAGATACTTCCATTTTTTTGTCCTTTTTTATCTATTTCTCTCAACACCTCATCACATACTTCAATCGCTATGTCCATACGTAAATCTGCATCTGCTAATGTTTTTCTTAACACTTTTTCTATCGCATCACCTACTGTCTCTACTAAAGCTGCGCGTGGACTTGGTTTCATTGGATGTGGCATTCTCTCTCCTAATTAAAGTTAAGCGGAATCACGACTATCACGATCTTTAGACACGCCATTTTCTTGGTTATGGGTTTCTACGATTCCGCTTTTAAATAAGTTCTTCATCCATTCATGCTTTACGATCCATAGCCAAGGTTTACGATCCTGTCGAACCATAACTACATCTGCATTCTTGAATGATAAAAAATCTGCAATCTTTTTTCTGCGTTTTACCTGCACTAAAATTGTAAGGTCACCTTTGGTAGCCTTAACATCTATATCGCTCTTCTCACCAAAGCTACGACCATCACTGCCCCATGATCGCTCGGCTGTGAAGCCGAGGTCGCGGAGCAATTCAACGACCTCAACTTCACCTTGGTAGCCTTTACGTGATGCTTTAGACGGCATTAAAAAGGCAACTCGTCTTCAGCTTCCGCAGTAGGTGTCACATCAAATACCTTATCAGGTTCGTATGTCTTCTTAAATGAAGAATATGACTCCTCTGCTTCTTTGTTTAATGGTGCTTTAGGACATGGTGTTACTGTATAAGTAGTATCCATTCCATCACCATTTTTAGTGACAATCACATCATAGTCTTTGAGGTTGCCCCACTCACTATTGCGATCTAACTCTGTAAGTTGCTTCTGGACAGTACTTTGTGTAATATCGAGAACCTTGACTGAATTAGCACTATAAACTGGAATCTGCCAAAAATGTTTTGGCTTTTCTCCTGCTGGTGCATCACCTGCATTCTTAATCCGTACTGGCGTTTTATCATCTTGCCAATATTGATAGCCTAAAACTGGTTTATCCAATATACGGAATCTATTTTCACCTTTGACAAATTTCATAAAACTACTTTCGCCTGCACTTGGCACGCTGTAAGTCGCTTCTAAAAGTCCACTCATCGTTACTCCTTTATTGTATTGTAGTTATATCCTTTGCGATCAATGAGAGCCACAATAGATGTATATGTTTCTTTATCTATAGTTGCTCGTACACCAATATCTGATTTCCAGACTTTTCGCGCTCCAGGAATGTATGTTTGGGATTCACCCAACAGTTTACGCACTTCCTGCGCAAACTTAATTCTTTCTTCTTTATTTTTTATATGAATCGTTAGGAACATGGACAGCACCTAATGGCGAAAAGAGAGAGAGAGAGTAGAAGTGGAAACGCCACGTCAAACAGCACTGTCCAAATATGAAATAAACTTACCAAGGAAATTCTATAAATTCTATTTTAATACCTAATACACGAGCAATACGAACTTTATGCTCGTGACGAAACTTTCGTTTGCCTCGCATCATTAGTGAAAGCATAGATTTATCTAGAGCGATTTCACGCGCTAATTGGTTTTGACTAAAACCACACTCTCTCATATGTTGTTCTAAAGGCTTCATAAGTGTTGACAGATATTAAAACCATTGTCAACACTATGCAAGTATTATTTACAAATTAAAATTCTTCTTCAATTCTAGTGCCTACAGTGTACACGTCAGGTGCTACCTGTTGCATATCTAAACTATTTTGTGCAAACCTAGCAAACAAATGTTCGGATTCTGCATTCGCACCAGTAGATGTATTATCTAAACTAAATATGAATGGCCTACTCGGACCATCTACCATATTCCACACATCAGAAATCACACTATCATTGCCATGCTGATAGACTGGATACTCATTTGGTAATAAGTCTGAATCCTGCAAATAACTATACGTTAAATCATATGCCTGCCTACCACCATAAACATTTTGTCCATATGTACCAAGTGTAAATGGACTTTTAGATGTACTAGATGCAGTTCTTCCAAAACTAGTTGCAGTAGCATAACGCTGCCCACCTGCGGACTCTGCTACATTCACTTTATCATATACAATAGACCTAGTAAGGTTTAGGTCTGGTGAAAAAGGCATATCAAAGTATTCACCGATCATTATACTGCCTACGATAAAATCTGTAGTACCATCCCATGAAGTATCGCCTTCAAATTGTATTGCCCAATAACGCAAATCCTGCTCATCAAACGTAAGCACAGTTGTGCCATCTGATGCAGGTGTCACTGTGACTGTTTTATTAGAATCAGAAGCAGCTATTGTATCTGCGTTGACAATCTCTGTAGCATTCACACTACTCCAATTTATATCAGCAGTATCTGCGTTTCCACCATCTAAAGCGGTAATATCACTTGCTTCATTACCTGCAAATATCTTAAAACGTCCACCTGAACTATTTAAATTATGATTTAAAATTGCAATATAATTCTGTTTATAACTAGCAGTTGTAAAACTAAAATTAGTTAATACGTGCTTAGAAGTATTTGCAGAAGTATCAAATGTCACTTGATTTAGTGGTCGAAGATCAAATAACTCACCTGCGCTACCTGTTTGTACCGCAAGTGTATTTACTATATCTGATTTTACGATACCAGGTGATGCTCCTCTTGCTCTATGATAACTAATTAAGTCTGGATAAAATCTTGGTGTTTTTATAGTTTGGTTAGCCACTAGCCTACCTCTCTTGCTGTTATGCTTACCTTACCTGGTGAGCGTTTTGTTTCTACAATCATAAAATATTTACTGGTACTAAAATCAGTGCCAAACATCTCTACTGGCATATCTGTGAATGTGACTATATCACCAGTTTCTAGTTGGCATCCTTTTGCTGGATTGACTACATTACATTTAATAATTGTTTTTATTTCTCCAATTAAATTGTCATAATAAGAATAAAAATCTGCATTACAATCAGAATTTGGTGAAGTTGGTGTTGTTCCTACATTAATATCTAAAAATTCAGTTTTTATACCTTCTTTTGCACCTAAATTATATTTAGCACGTGTTGCAGTATTAGTTGCGGTTACACTATTATAATAACGACCAGTTTCCGCAGGATGTAAATGATTATTTACAATCATTTTAGTAGTTAACTCATCTAATCCAGTAGTGCTAATTTGTATATTACTAAGATCATCTTTAGTCATGTTTAAAACATTACCATTATTTTTTAAAGTATCATATTCACTAGTTTGTACTACATATATATACTTTAGTAATCCATTAGAATCCATTTTATAACAAAAAGAAAATTCATAAGCAAGTTTATCTAATATATCTTTTAAAGAAACTGGCTCTAACGTCCAATATCTACCTTTCCAATTGTCAATAGCACGATCCGTATTTAATGAACTATAATTAATTGGATCATAACTTCCTAAACCAGCAAACCTCATTAATAAATCTCTGTGAATATCATGCCCATGTGAAATTGCACCATTATCCCAAGATGCAGTAAGTCCATCTGCACCAATATATAAATTTTTTAATCCAGAACTAGTAGAAATACTATTATTAGTTAAACCTTTACTCTCATCATAAGATTCTTGAATATCAAAATATAACACTAAATCTGTAATTTTAATTTCTAAGGTAATATTATTTGAATCTACTGATGTGATTTGTGTTTGTAAGCGCACAGTATTTAAATTATTATTTGCAATAGTAATACCTATAGCACCATATCCAGAATCACTAACAGAAACCTGCCCAGCAAGACCATTTGGCTGTGTTATTGCAAGATTTGTACTAGCAGGAATTGTACCATTGTATATATCACCACTAGCTCCAGAATATCTTATTTTTATAAATATATCGCCATTAACTTGTGATGGAGGTGTAGCAATAATACCTTTTATATCTACATCAGAATCATTAATTTTTTTTAATTCACATGCAAAATTATAATAAACATCCTTTTGACTAATCGTAGAATTATTACCAGTAAAACTATGAACAATTCCATTTGTACCATTGTACTCATCAAATGTTAAATTTTCTACGTTGCTAAATGTACTTGTCCCTTTAGAACTTATAGCTGTTGCATTTAATCTAAATCTTCGTTGCAACTCTCTGCTCACTACTCCAATATTGACATTAGTATCATAACCAGAAGCTAAATCTTTTGTTTGTGCAATATAATTATCTGCTTTTATTGGTAAAAATGCATCTGCTGCACGATCATAATAATGTGGTCTCATATCTGAATGAGATTTTGTTGTAATAATTAAATGATCGTCTGTAATGCCTTTCCTTTTAAAAGGCGCAGGATATAATGCATTTGTATGTTCTCTAACTAAACTTTTATCACCATGCTCAATGTAATCTCCATATGCGACAGGTTGATATATATCATTTAAAGATTTTACTTGTGGAAATTCAATTTTATCCCAAGGTCTATGCGCATTTATTTGCAATGATAATTGTTGTTTTTCATTTAATTGTATATCAACTAATCTACCTGTAAAAATACGTTGACAGTCACTAATGGTATCTGATCGATTAAACTGCGCGTATACGCGAACTTCTTTATTTAAATAATTATTTGTACCATTAAATATTTTTTTATACAAATCAATACCATCAAAAATAACATTAGCAACACTTAAATTAATATTACTTGTTGTTGATGTACCATTCGTTATATTTATAGAATCACGTACACTAACATTGCTATTTAATACTGCACCAGGATAAAAATTATTATCTACTATTGTATCACTAGTGGAAATCCCAAATGAATGAATATATTGATCAAAACCACCTATAGACCATTCTGCATTTGTAATTGTACCACTATTAGAGTTACTACTACTATCTGCAACTGTTGCACCAGTACCTTCATCTAATTTCCAGTAACCAACTAAGTTAGATGATGTGCTGTCTATAGTTCTATTATAGTAATGAGCAATTTGATTATCTGACCTTGCTGTACTCCAAACACGTGCATGTGCAATTTCACCATCAAATTCATTGTTTTGTTCAAAATTAGAGCCGATAGATACAACACCTGATGTACCACCAGTTGGATCATTAGAGACATTCGTTGTGATAGTTCCAACTTTTACACCATCAACATAGTATCTCATTTGATTTAGGCTATCATCTCGCAATACAGCTACGTGATGCCAATTATTTGCGGTAATAGCACTAGTAACAACAGTATTTGATACATTTGATCCAGTGCTATACTGATACTTACATCGTAAACCATTATTACTTAAAGCAATTTGCCAATTGGTATTTTTAGCCGCAGTTGATCCATCTTGGCTACGTTCTAATATTATTTGCGTACCACTACTAGCACTATAAACATCTGGTTTAATCCATGCTTCAAGCGTAAAACTAGTATATAAACCTAAAACATTACCAAAAGATACATAGATCANCNGTACCATCAAACTCTAAACAATTGTTATTATCAGCACTAAATTGAAATAGCCAATTCTCATTGACGTTGGATTCTGATGGCGCATTACTTAATGCCATTCTATGCTANTCCTTGATTNCTAACTTTNTGTATTTCTGGAATTAAATTATCTCGAACAAACTCATCATTNCCAATCATGTTTCCTGAAATATTGATAGTAACACCACCTGCGTTGCCAGTTCTATTCATATTNGCTAGATTCTGTACTCCAATATTTTGTACTGCGGATCTTTTCATTATAAACTCACCTGCCTGTGCTAAAATAGGTACGTTATCTTCACCTTGAACTTGACCACC